GATTTTGATTGGTCCTAATTCTATAAATCAACAGAAAGTCAAATTAGGGGCACTGCGGGTGCCAAATACCGGAGAGTTGAAAAGGGATCTCTTGCCCTGTAGAAGAAAAGATGATAGAAAGACAAAAGAACTTACCTAAACTACTCTGGTCATTTATATAGCCGAGACCACGGCTACTCAGTTTCAACCCGTGAGCTAGGGTGCTGCCTAAAATGGTCATTTATATAGCCGAGACCACGGCTACTCAATTTACCCTCGTGAGCTAGAGATTACAGTATTGCGACCATTGGTGTAATAGTCGCCTTTGCACAAGCATATGTTGGATGGACCAGCTGAGGAGCACGGGGGGCCAATTTTGCTCTAATTTCCTCATATTTTTCTCTACCGTGTAGTGCCAATTCAAGGTAAAATGAATTCAACTGATCCTGAATGTGACCCTTAGTCCACTCAAGATGCTGGAGCATATTATCCAAATCCAGAGCTCCAACAATTTTTGGGAGAAACTCCAGTTCTTTGGGCCTGCGTTTGAGGAACTCCATGTTATTTTTGGTGGTCCAGGTGATTTTTGATTGTTTGTCACTGGATGTTACAGTTGCGCCAAATTTGGTCTTGAACCAGTTCTCTATGCCTTCAAGATTGTGTTTAATATTTGCTGAAATCACCACATCATCCCCATATGCTACAACAAAGGTCTCTGACCAGCAGTGACCCATGTCAAGAAGATATGTGTAGCACATCAGAAGATTACAAATGGTGTTAAGTGTGGTGGTCCATGGTGAACCTGAAGGCATCCCACCGTAATTATACCAAACTTCATCAGACACACGCTCAGTGGATCCAATTGTTAGTTCTGCACTAGCCATTATTGCCTCTGGCTTAGTTGAGAAACAGGCAATGACCTGTGCAGCCTCAAACATTAGATCTGATGATAATGAACCATCGAATCCTTTGAAGTCCAGACAAATGACAAAGGGTAGAATTTTGTCATAAAGGTCATCAAAGTGGGAGTAGGGGTTCAGTCCAGGTCCAAAGCCAAATTCACGACCCCAAGCATAGAGCTGGCGGAGAATCGGGCCGGCAACCATCCTTGTAGCAATGGTGTAATCCCAATTTGCAGCTGAGATCACTCTAGTCTTGCAGGCTCTCGCCTTCTCTTTTGGGCGAAGCTCATCCTTTAAATAGCAAGTGAAATAGACATCAACTGGTTCACGGTTTGGGTCTCCATTGAAACGCTTGACCAAATTGTGGACATCAGCCCTAAACTTTTTGTCATCAACCAATTCAGCTTTTGTTTTACCCCTGTACTTGTCTCCAGGAGACGTTCCCCAATCAATTGGAAGGAGTTCAGAACTGACTGCTTCTTCAAATGTTGCCTGCCCTTCTGGTTCAATGTGGGCAGACATTGAGCCAATTAACCTTGACTTTGCCAGGGCAAAAGCATCTTCAGGTGGGTCAAAAACATTTCCAGTCAATTTATCTGCATTGTGCTTCGTGATGTCTGCAACACCTGGATTACGGGGGTCACGATTGGAAAGGATTGCTGGTTCTTGAGCTCCAGTGTCAAAGAAGCAGGATGGAGAAAATTTTGATCTGCGTGGTTGGTGGTAGTTGGTATCAAACATCTGTTCTTGCTTCCACTTATGCATAGTAACTCCTTGGGCAAAGCACGGATAGAGGCGAGCAGCAATACCAGTGTCTCCATTACCAGCCACGTGCATACCAAGAATGATAGGATTTCCACTGACATACCCAACCAGAATTCCACCACATGACCCAGAACCTGTCCTGGCTGAGTAGGCATATGCACTATGGGTATAAGTTCCATCAATGGTGCCAATTCCTTGCTTCTCTCTGATTCTAAAGACATCTTTGATGATCAGTTGGTTGTTCCTGAGGAAAATCAGGTTTCCATCACCTTTATAATTGCCTGAGTAAATTTTGTGACTGCAATTCTTAAACTGATACGGGGTCTCAACCTCAAGAATTTTGAGATCTTGGTCACATCCACTGACTGAAATGTATGTTTCAGAAGTGACCTTGAATGTCTGATCTTTGTGAGTAATGAAACCACAGTCAGTATTATGGCCAAATGTTAGGACTTTCTTGTCGCAGAGGAGCAGACCAGTTGAGTGTGATGTGCCAATCTCAACCATCCTATCTTTGAGTGAGTGGAAATTTGGGCCTTCTGGTTTGAAGTCACGCTTAACCCTATCTTTTGGCTTAGCACTCGGCTCACCATGGTAAAGTTGATTTTGAATAGCCCTATATGCTGGGATTGCTCCAATAGCTAATGAGGCCAATGTACTAAGTGCAGATACCAAGAGAAGCCACTGCTTGTTTCTTTCCCACCAAGATAGGGCGTCACTAAGAAGTGAATTGAGCCAATTCTTCACTTTATCCATGGTTTTGGGATTAACACTACCAGGACCAGACTCTGGAATCAATTCAACCTCATCAGATTCAAGGTCGCAACGAGCTCCCTGGTTGAAAAGGGATGCAATCGAGCTCCTAGTCGCAACCATTCGGTCTATTTCATCTGTGAGGACTTCCCAATTTAAAGTCTGCCAACATGGACGGGAGTCATTGCCAACATTTATCTCCCAACATGACCCATCTTCAAAGGCTTTTCTTTCCATAGCCAGGGCCACATCAAGAGTACCATCAGCCTTAGTATAGAATGAATGAGCCCTGATTTTAAGCCTGATTGGGAATCTCCTCTGGAGAGCTCCTGTATCACTTAGAACCATAGTGTCAAAACTAGTCCTGTTGGTTGTTGCTATCACAATTTTCGCACGATATTGAGTGCCTTTTGATAGGAGCTCCGCTTTTGGAACAATAAATGGCTGTGAGGATATCAGTTGGCATAGAAGTTTCATGTCCTCTTCTTCCCGGATCTGACCCATATCGTCAATATAGTGAACTTCTTGACCAGTGTAGCCATCCATGTGCTCACTTCCTGTAGGGTGGTTGTAAGTGCTAAAACCATGTGCAACCCTAAGATGTTTAATCAAGATTTGGGCTAGGAAACTCTTACCACAGCCAGGTCCACCACTGATCCAAATCCCAACTGGTTCTGCACGCAGACCATTCATGTTACTAGACTCAAAATTTACGGCCTGCATTCTCTGGAGAACCTGACCTAACTTAATTGAAAGCTCCCTGAAGTCCGGTCCCCAATCCTTTGCATTGAGATCAACTAGCTTAACCATGAGATTTTGGTGATAGATATTGGCTTCATAGCTAGTAGCATAATCCCTATCAGTTCTCATAGCAACCAAATGCTTATCTGCCTGACAAATTGTGAGGGCCAGGGTGTCTTTTAATTTTTCAACCTGTTCAATTTGGTCTTCGTGATTCTCAGGGAAAACTTTTTCTTTGAGCCACTTGCAAAAATCAGCAAATTTGGTTATCCACCACTCAACATTCTTCGCCATCAAACTCCAGGAATTGAATGTTTTTGGCAAATCGTCTGGGCCTTCTGCCCTAAAGATAGGGCGGTGATCATCACCTGGCTCAAAGTCATCACAGTCCCTCCCAGTTCTCTTCTTCAGGAACTTACCGAGCCCCTTGAAGTCTCCTTCAATAAGGGCATGTGCCAATTTATCAAGGCCCTCATCAACTTCCAATTCAAAAACATCCATAAGGAGTAGAGTTGTCAAGACTCCAGTGTTAAGAATGTTTGGACTGTGGCAATAGAGGATGAGATAGCAGACCAGCCTACAGACAAATTTGATTGCCATTCTAATCATAGCGGATTTAACCTGTTTTGAAAAGAGATTTATGAGACACTTGGTCACACCATCCATGAAGCCAGATTGGTCATGTGGCAAGCAATACAAGAATCCAGCAGCTGCCGCAACAACAAGGACCTTTTTAAGTCTATCTGATTGTGTTGGTGACAGATCTCCAATGACTCCCTTGGCCCAGGTTTCACAGTTACTATTGATGTTGAAATCAATTTCAATTGTCCCACTGTTGGCAAGATCAAGTGAACCAGCAAGATCTGTAGCACTACAGGGCACCCACTCAAGTGGGTCATCAACACTGACAACTGCACTTCCCTTCAATCCTGATTTAAGAATGTCTTGTGAATCAAGATGGAAGACTTTATTGTCAAAAAGGACCCCATAGTGTCTATAGAGGCCACGATCCTGGTAGACCAATTGTGTCCCTCTGGTGTTGTAAGGGAGTGATTGGGCAAGAAGTGCAGAGACTGCAATGGGGTTCCTACAGATCCTGAAGTTGTTGCCCTGTAACTGACAGCCAGGCCAGCAAAACACCACAGCGCGATGATTCCAGGATGGGTACTCCTCACTAAGCCACTGAATATAATTTGCATTGGCATCATTGTCTTCACCAAGAACAACTAAAATCTTCTTATTAAGTGGTAATTTCATATCCTCTGGAATTTCTGTGAACTCTTCACCAAGCATATTAGCCACATGTGGTCCTGGAAAACTTGGCACAATTGGATGCCCAGCCATCGCACATAGGAGTCTTGTTTTGCCTCCCTTAGATGGACCACAGACTACAACAGGGCCAGGGTTTTCCTCGATGTCTCCACCAAGGAGGATATTGTAGTGGTCATCATCTTCTCTAAAGAACCGGGGACCAGCGCTAGTGATCGCAGCCCTAGAATTCACTGTATACTGTGGACAGGGCAATTTGAAAAACAAATTTGGATTAGCTAACCCCATGTACACTGTCACATTTGAAGTACTGGGTGAACACAAATAGAGGTAGCCAAATGTTGGTTCAAAATCCCTGTGTCTGCGAATCATTCTCAGTGGACTAGGACTGTAGAAAGGGACCCTAATTATCTTAATTTCTAAGGGTGGGATTATGACAGCTCCAAGGGACATAATTGAGAATTCATCCACTGGATTATGTTGTTCCTCAGGAATGTAAGTGTGGGCTGCAATAACAGTGGTGTCTCCGCCATTCCTAATGGAGATGATGACCTCTCCGCTGAAGTAGGCAAAACACTGGAGAATTGCTGCATGAGACTCATTAGGAACCTCTAATTTGACAACATGAGGTCCAGAGGATGGAGACACAGTGTGTTCTTGCAGCCAAAGCCTACCAAAGAGATTCCTGACTAGGGTATGACTGGCTCCTTGAATTGGGACCTCCACGCAATCAAAATTGAGGAAAACATTTGGCTGGCCACTGTAGGTTTCTCCCTCCTCAGGTTCCCCTGGATTTTTCTCAACAGTTGGCCCCTGAATGTGATAATCACCATATCTTGGGCAGAAAAATTGGAAGTCTGGGCCCAATCTGACAAACAAGACAAATGACATGGTGGGGCTAGCTGAGGCATTGACACACACTCGATTAACAATATGAATGTAGAATGACCCATACTGCTGATCGCACCTGCGTCTCCAACTGTCATTAGTGAAGGGAATTGTTAGACGAGTGGGAGCCGCACTTATATCTCCTGTCGAATAGAAGGCATTTCTCATTTGTTGCAGTGTGCGGCCATTATTGTTGGACATACCTGGATAGAAACTCAACTGGATCCGGCCTGATGTTAGGGAAGAGCCATACACAACCAATTGGACTTCAAAAGAACCCCTCCAATACATAAATTTGTCCATAAGAGCCCCAATGTTCCCAACTTCATAAGGGGCGAAATTACCACTCCAAACTCTGTCCCCAGCATTTAATGCTGCCCATGACATTGATTGTTGATGCAGTATCTGCCAGTCAGAGGCCAACTCTCTCACATCAGGTATGGCCGATGCAGCTCCTGCAGTGGTACAATCGACGGCTGTTCCCTCATTTCCAATTGCAAGGGAATCGGCAGTTGTAATGTTCAAAACTGAGTTAGCAGCAATGACAGCACCTGGAGCTGGCCCGATGTTCACATGTCTCCCAACCGGTGGATTTGCTGGGGGGGGAGGGGCTCTCCGCCTTCGGATCTTCCTCCTGTTCTGCCCTTGGACACGGTATGGGCGGGGACACTGGAAATCAGCCTCCAGCATTTCACCAAACACTGAGACTCCAACATTTGATGAGGTCCCTGACCCAACTGTGTACTGTCCCAAGACAAAGACAATGACTGTACCCCGATGGTCCCCTGAGTATGAGTAGTTGAAGTAGTTCTTGTGATTCACATAAGGAATAGTGAGAGCACTGTGAGTACTTGACCTGATATCAACTATGACATGTGGTAATGTCAAAACAGCTTCAGGGTCAAAGCCTGTTATAGTTGCTCCCTTTTGCTGTACTCGAAATTGAAACCCAGGGGGCATGTACGCCAAGATCAAACTACCCCCTGCACCAGGTGGAGGGTTAGTGGTAATCTGAAACCGGAAGCCACACCTTAAGAACCTGAAGTAACTTGACTGGCCGTAAGCTGGACATGAGTCTGAATTGAGAAATACATCTGGCACATCATATCTAGAGATACAAGTCCCAAATGCTTGATTAGATGACCAGTTATCAGACCCAAAAAGTATAGTCTTCTCCACATTCATTGTGTCAGTGTCAACTGTGCAGGCACAACTCAAATAATCATCAGAAATAACATTAGTCGAGTCAGGTATACCAGTTTCAACTGTGGGATTTGATGTCTGGACCAGGGCATTTGTACTGACAGTTGTTGCCAAATTCCCAACACCTTCAATAATTTCCTGGACTGGATTCTCAGCCAAACTGGCCGCAGCATCTGAGACAGCAGCGATAGCAGCACCAACCTGCTCCATTTTGCCAATATCAACTGCTGAATGAAGGATAAAAAGAGAAAATTTCACCCACTTGCTTTCATGGTTTTTATACCAGGTTTACCGGAACGGTATAGTCACTGGCCCCAGATCAGCCTTATGCCTTCTGGGCATCTACTCACAAGTGGCCAACTTTCCTAACCACCACCTCCACAGATTCCTCCAGTGGTCCACTAGGGTTAACCTCAAAGGTCAGCTTCGAATTACGCTTAAGGTCACCACGTTAGCAGCTTCCTTCACTTCACTCTGCCAACTAGCCTTTTGGGCCCAAGAGCACCTCTCGCGAGGGGGGGACTCTCTTGGCACTTGAGGTATTGGGGTCCCTAGCTTCGTCACCGGAGTCCACTGTGGCTCAGGTAACCAGGGGGGGAGTTGGGGTGGATTGATCCACTTCTGAGAGGGCAAAGATGCCCAGTGGACGGGGTTAACCACCATACCC